ACGATTGAGGATAAAAACGCGCTGCGGAATGATGTCGACGCCAGCGTCGTCGCGCGCATTGCCAATCAGGTAATGTCGGGTGATGCCGAGGCGCTCGAAAAAAACTAAGAGAGTCGGCGGACAGGCGCTTTCGTTTTGTGCTGGCCGAAAAGCTGGGGATGACCGTCTCGCAGCTCGAGGCCGAAATGTCCGTCGATGAGTTCATCGAATGGTCAGTATTCTTCACCATGCAGGATGAAGATTACAAAAAGCAACGCAGCGAGGCGATGAGTGGCAAACCAAACCGTCAAGGTCGTATTTGAGGGCAAGGACCAAACGTCCAAGGCCATCAAGTCGCTCAATAGCAACCTCAACAACGCCAAAAAAGCGGTCGATAGGATCAAAAGCAGTCTGGGCGGCATGACCGGCGCCCTGGGTGCTGCTGCCGGCGCTGCCGGTTTCGGCTTGCTGGCGAAAAACGCACTCCAGACCGCCGACTCGCTCGGCAAAACCGCCACAAAACTCGGCGTCACAACGGATCAACTTTTTAAATTTCAGACGCAGGCGGAGCTTGCGGGTATCTCTACCCAGACCGCAGACATGGCGCTCCAGCGCTTTACCCGGCGAACCGCCGAGGCCGCTGCCGGTACTGGCGAAGCGAAAGCTGCCCTAGAAGAGCTGCGAATCGATGCGGCAAAGCTCCAGGCGTTACCGCTAGATAAGCGAATGAAGGTGCTGGCCGACGCATTTGCGGAAGTCAAGAACCCGGCAGATCGTCTGCGCCTGGCGTTCAAGCTGTTCGATTCCGAAGGCGCTGCCATGGTCAATATGCTGAAGGACGGCAGCGGCGCGCTCATTGATAGCGAAAAGCGGATGAAAAAGCTGGGCATCACGGTAGAGCGAGATGCCGCTCCAAACATCGAGGAATTCAACGACGCGGTTTTTCTGCTAGGCCGAAGGGTACAGGCGGCAATGATAAACGGGCTGGGGAAAGCGACCCCGGTCATGGAAAAGGTCGCCGACCGGCTTGCAGAAATGGCGGTTCCGCTGACCGGCAAGCTGCTCGACGGGCTGGATTGGCTGCTAAAAAACCTAGATAAGATCACCAGGGCGTTCAAGCTGCTGATTGCGGCGATGGTTATCTCTAAAGTCGTGCAGTTCACGACTGCGGTTCTCGCGCTAGTAAAAGCGCTCGGGGGCATGGCGGTAATATTAGCGGCCCTCGCGAGCCCGATTGCCCTTTTAATTGCTGGAGTAACCGCTGCGGCCGCGGCGATTTATGCTTTCCGCGAGGAGATCGGCGACGCAATCGATTCACTCGACGACTATCTCGGCATCACCGATAAGGTCGGGAAGGCCGTCAACTTTTTCAAAGGCATTCTGGGCGACGCCGAGGATCAGGTCGAGGACAACACCGACACAACCAAGAAAGCGACCAAAGAAACGGACGGTTTCGAGGAAGCGCTCGACAACCTCAATGACACTGTAAACACCGCCGAGCCGGTTCTCGAGGAGTTCGGCGATACCGTCGATTATGTGGCATCAGAGGAGATCATCGCTGCGGCGAGGACTGACGCATTCCGCGAAGCTCTCGAGGACTTGCGCGAGGCCGCTCGAACGGGCGCCGATGATATTGAGGATTTTCAGAAGGAAATCGCCGACTTCGAGAAAACGGTAAACAACACCGAGGCGACGACCGAGGATTTCAATAACGCGCTGCTGAACAGCATCGAAGAGCTGACCGGCGTGACATTTGAGGCGCGCGCAGTTCGCGAAGAAATCGACAAGGTAAAGGCGGCAATCGAAGCGCTAACCAATGCCGAGGGCGATTTTAATGAGGAGCTGGCAGTTCTGAATCGTCGCCTGGAGGAATTGGGCGAGGAGCTGGTCGAAGCAACGCGCGCAGCGGACGGGCTTACCGCATCCCAGCGCGAAGTGCTGGACGAGGTAAAGAAAAGCGAAACAGAAATCAAAAAGCTAAATGACAAGCTGGCTGATCTGAAATCGCTATATGACAGCGGCAGAATAAGCGCTCGCGAATACCAAATCGCGACCGAGGGCGTGAACGCCGAAATCCGAGAATTAAGCGCAACCGATCTGACCGGGTTCGAGCGCGCCGTTCGGGATGCGTTTAACGATACCCCGCTCGAGGAATTTCTCGAGGATTTGGATACCATCGCAGGCAGGCCCGGCACTCTGGATGCGCTAATTACTACACTGATTGGGGAGGGCGGAGTAAAGGGGGCAATCGATAGTTGTTTCGGCACTACCCCCGTAACGGATTTTGGTGATGCTATTAAAAATTTATTTACTGGTGAGGGCTCCGCGATCGGCGGTTTTGGTGGCGCTCTCACTAGCCTAACAACGGCGCTAGGCACTTTTTTCACTGGCGCGGAAACCAAGTTCGGTCTATTTAAAACGGCGGTAATCGAGGTGCTGGAAGATATTGCCGCTGCCGCGATTGCGTCGGTCGGTATCAATTTCTTGAAAAATCTAATTCCTGGTATCGCTACGGGCGGACTTATTGGCGGCGAAGGGTTTGCCGATGGCGGTCGCGTATTCGGGTCTGGGGGTCCGAAAGAGGACAAGGTACTGGCGCGCCTTTCTGCCGGCGAGTATGTCATCAACGCCGCGAGCGTCAGCAAGTTCGGCACCGGCTTTTTCGATATGTTGAACGACGGCAAGATGGCGATGCCCGGATTCCAGCAGGGCGGATTTGTTTCATTTGATCCGGTCAGCATCGCATTGAACTATCTGTTATCTCAAATTTTCGATCTTATTTCTAGCGTTATTTTCGGCGATACATCAACCGCCGAGAAAATGGCAAAAATGAGAGCGGGAGCCGCAAACTACATATCAGGGAGTTTTGACGAAGTTCTAAAGCAGTTCAGCGAAAACTATGGGTTTGGTCGCGGCCTTTACAAGCTGAAAGATATCAAAGGACCAGACGGCGGCGGGGTTAATCTCTTAGAGGGAACGATTATCCCCACCATAATGGGGGCGATTCTGCCGAAAGGTTCGGATTACGAGCGCCATAAAAAAGTTACGGACGGAATGAAGGAAATCGGTCCTGGTTTTGCCGAGGAGATTTATAACTTTCTGACCGCTCGCCTTCTAAAGCTCAGATTCGATACAGTCAATTTTAATATGGACGATCTGGTCGCCAAGCTGTTCAACGACTCGAACACTATCGCTGGCGGCTCTCTGTTTCTCAATTCTCGCCAGTTCGGTGGACCGCTGGATCGCGGACAGCCGTCAATGGTCGGCGAGGACGGTCCCGAGCTATTTATTCCGAATCGAAACGGCAGCGTCTCACCGATCAAGGGCGACAGTACCGATTTGCAGCGATCCATCGACGAAATGAAAGACGAAATCGTCATGCTGCGGCGGCAGCTCTCGAGGGAAATTAGTGGTCGCCGACCCGCTGGGGTTCGGTAATGTCGTTCGCCACTACGCTCGCGGAGCTGGTCGCAAAAAGAAACGTCCAGCTCTCATATATCGCTATTCTGAAGCCTTATGATGTCAGCGGGGCGACCGAGCTGACGCTCTACTACTCCGACAGCGGTTTCGTCACTGAGCCCGGAGATACTCCGGCGAATCAGTATTTCGACCCGCGCCTGGTTGAGCCGATCACGTTTTCGCGCACTATGTTCAGCAGCGGCAGGGTCGGCGGATTCTCGCGGCCAGGTTACGGCAACCTGATCCTATCGAATGGCGACGGCGAGCTGGACGATTTCGCCGGTTATGCCTGGGACAGTCGATCAGTCGAGGTGCGGGTCGGCGAGTTCGGTGCCGGGCTTTCCAATTTCTTCACTATATTTAAAGGCGAGTCGAAAACCATCGAGTTCGATGACGAAACCGTCGAGGTTGTTCTGCGGGACAACCAGGAAGATTTCGAGATCGAATTCCCGCCGAACGTTTATACCGATGTGTCGTTATCCGATAACATTCTCGGCAATCCGATCCCGCTATGTTTTGGCGAGGTCAGGAATATAGAGCCGGTTCTGATCGACTCGACGAATCGGGTCTACCAGGTGAACGACGGCGAGATCAATGCCGTCTCGGCTGTTTATGAGGGCGGGGTCGCGCTAACCTTGACGACCGACTACACGGTCGATCTGACGAACGGGAAAATCACACTGGTCGCAGATCCGACCGAGGTTATCACGGCGGATATCCAGGGCTACGTCGACAGCGGCAGCACTTACTTAACCAGCGTGGCGGACATTGCCAGGGAGATTGTCACAACTTACGGCGGCCTGGCCGATCCCGGCGATCTTGATACGGCATCGCTGACCGCGCTGAATACCGCCAATAATTCGACAGTCGGGATATATGTCGATAAATCGACAACCATCCTAAAGGTTCTTGACGAGCTGGCGAATAGTGTCGGGGCGTTTTACGGATTCAACCGATCCGGCAAATTTGAAATGGCGCGCCTCGAGCTGGCAACCGGTACCGCTGATGCCGAGTTCGATCTGACTAACATTATCGAGGTGCAGCGCCAATCGTCGGCAACACCGAACCACCGAGTTCGCGTCGGGTATGACAAAAACTATCGAGTGATGAGCGAGAGCGATTTCGGGGCATCGGTCACGACCGCGCAGCGGGATTACCTGGTCCGGGAAATGCTCTTCGAGTCAGACAACACCGCGAGCATTCGCACGATTTACCCGAATTCAGAGGAGCTGGTCGTCCCGGCGTTATTCTCGGCATCCAGCGCTGCCAGCACTGAGGCGACCCGCCTGCTGGCCTTGTATGGCTCTCAGAGAGATTTTTACACCATCAGGGTAAAGACGCAGCCCTACACTTTAAAGCTGAATGACGTCGTGCAGATAGCGTTTGATCGGTATAATCTGACCAGCGGCAAGAAATTCCGCGTTATCACGATCACCGAAGATGCGGCATCGAACGAGGTCGAATTGGAGCTGTGGGGCTAAATGGCTGAAAACATTATCATTTCCGCGAATAACTACGTCGACACGGCATCGAGCATCACGGCGGATTCGGCTGCGGCATCGCTGCCGGTCACAAATCTCCAGGATTTGCAGATCGTGAAGGTGTGGCGCACCAGTAGCGCGACCAGCGCTCAGATCGATCTCGACTTCGGTTCGCAGAAGATCATGGATTTTTTCGCGCTAATCGCTCACAACCTGACGACATCGTCGACCGTGCGCTGGCGCTTATCGAATGACAACTTTTCGACGTTCATTTATGACTCTGGCGAGATTAGCGCCTGGGCGCCCATCGAGGGATTCGGCGGATCGCCCTGGGGCGTTTTCACCTGGGGCGGATTGCCGACGGCTGAATTGATTAGTCTCTACAATGCCAGCACGTTCAATCTGTTGGCATCACCGCAGATCGCGAGATATTTGCGCTTGGACATTAGCGATTCGACTAATTCCGCTGGCTATGTCGAGGCCGGGCGCCTAATAGCAGGACCGGCATATCAGCCGACGATCAATTACGCGAACGGCGTAGCGGTTCAATTCGTCGATGATTCCAGAGTGACGAAATCACGCGGCGGCCAGGTGTTTGTCGATGAGGTCCGCAAATATCGGCGGATCACGTTCGATCTGATTCATCTGCCCGAGAGCGAGATATTCCAAAACGTATTCAACGCCATCGACCGGGTAAAAGGCGTATCGAAAGATGTCCTGGTCATTCCGCAGCCCAGCGACTCGTCGACCTGGCTGACGCAAAACATTTATGGGCGGGTCGCGGAGATCGGGGCCATCGAAAACACAACGCTGTCGCGATATAGTCGCACCATGACAATCGAGGAAATAATCTAATGGCTTTCCCTGTTACTTTAAACGGCGTCACCTATACGCTGGCGAATTTCGAGGGCTTGAATTACGTCGAAGGATTCCCCGATGCGCTCGAGGATTTTGTTACCGAGGCAGGCACTCAGGTCTCGGCGGCTGCCACTAGCGCAACAAATGCGGCGACCAGCGAGAGCAACGCATCATCCAGCGCGACCGCTGCCGCGAGCAGCGCGACCGCTGCCGCGAGCAGCGCAACCGCAGCGGCGGCATCGGCTACGGCTGCCCAGGCATCACTCGACGCAATCGAGGGGCTTTACCTGGGCGCGCAGTCTAGCGATCCGACGGTCGACCTAAATGGCGACGCGCTGACTGCTGGCGATTGGTATTTCAACACCGTCGCCGGGGCCGTCAAAATTTACGATGGCTCGGCATGGGTGACGATCACATCGATCACTTTCGACCTGGTAGATGACACCACGCCGCAGCTCGGCGGCAATCTGGATTTGAATGGGAACACTGTCGGCGGCGTCGACGCAACGGAGCTTTCGATCTTGGAAGGCGCCACGGTCACTACTGCGGAATTGAATTATCTTGACATCACTACGCTCGGCACCACCGAGGCCAGCAAGGCGGTCACGGCGGATGCGAATGGAGTGGTGACGTTCGATGATGGCATTTCCGAAGAATATGGCGCGGTCACTTCCAGCTCGAATTCCACGACTGTCGATCTGCAATCCGGCACTAACTTCAGCCATACGCTAACAGAGAACACTACTTTCACGTTCAGCAACCCGGCGGCAAGCGGCAAGATATCTGCGTTTACTTTAAAGATCGTCCAGGATGCCAGCGCTTCCGGGTATACGGTTACCTGGCCGACATCAGTGGATTGGCCTAGTGCTACAGCGCCTACGTTGACAGCTACGGCATCAGCGATTGATTACTTTGTGTTTATAACCCATGACGGTGGTACTAACTGGTACGGGTTTACAGCGGGGCAAGCGTTCGGATGAGTAGGGCGGCTAATAAGCTAATATCGGCGGCGGCTGGTGCTGGCGTTGACACTGGTGACGATGATTTCGCCAACGTTGTCCTGTTGCTAGACGGTGATGGTACTAGCGGTGATGACAATAATACCTTTACTGACTCGTCTACCAACGGCTTTACGGTTACTGAAAACGGCTCTGTAGTACAGGGTAGCTTTAGTCCGTATGGGGATAATTGGTCGTTTTATTTTGATTCTGGGGAATATATTTACACGCCTAGTACAGGCCAGTTTGTTTGTGGAACAAGCACAGATTTTACAATTGAGCTTTGGTATTGCTCTGCTCCGGGGTATAGCCCTATACAATTTGATGTGTTGTTTTCTCAATGGCCTGCAGGCTCTCCAAATGTTGGGAAGTGGTTTGTAGGAATTGAAGATAGCGGCGGGGCGGCTACGTTTTATAATAGGAGTTTTAGTTTTTCTACTGGCTTGTTAAACGGCACAACCGATATTACAGATGGAAACTGGCATCATATTGCAGTAACTAGAACAGGAAGCGTTTTTCGATTATTTGTAGACGGGACTCAAGAAGATACAGCAACACGAACTAGTGACTCTGTTGGCATGACTGCTTCAATATATTTTAACACTTATGAAGCGGCAGTTTCGGCAGGAAATGACAATTATGGAGAAGGTTGGATAAGTAATGCTAGATTAATACAAGGAACAAGTTTGTATACAGCAGACTTTACGGCCCCTACAAGTCCGCTTACAGCAGTAACTAACACAAAGTTTTTGTCGGCTCAGTCAAACCGATTTATTGAAAACAGCTCAAATAACTTTTCTTTTACTATAAACGGGACCCCCAAAGTAACCCCGTTCAGTCCGTTCAAGAATGATGACGCAAGGACACTAACGACTGATGGTGGGTCTGGATACTTTGATGATAGTTCAAATAGTTATTTACAAATAGCAGATAACAGCGTTTTTGACGCAACAACGTCTTTATGTATAGAAGCATGGTTTTATATGACTTCTTCTCCGGGCAGTGGGCCAGACGCACACGCTGTTGTCAGCAAATGGGTTTCAACAACCCCCGGACAACGCACTATATTTATAGATATAGAAAATACTGGGTTGCGTGTTTACGCTGATCTTCAAGGTGCATCAAACCCTGTTTTAATTACCACTGATGGTGGCGCTATATCTCAGCACGAATGGCATCATGTTGCTGTAACATGGGACGGCTCAACATACAGGGCGTTTTTGGATGGAGCTTTAGAAGGCTCAACATCAAGTTCTAGTGCGCCTATTGCAAGTAGCCAAGTTGTCAAGGTAGGGTATAACACCAACACTCATTATTTTGGTGGCTATATTACTGATGTTAGATGGATAACAGACGGCGGTGCTATATATACATCTGGCTTTACGCCACCTACATCACCACTTACCGCTATAACAAACACAGAGCTATTGCTTAACTTCCAAGACGCTGGCATCTACGACAGAACAGGCATCAACAACATAAATACTGTAGGCAATGCTCAGATTGACACAGCCGTTAAAAAGTACGGCACAGGGTCAATACAGTTTGATGGTACTGATGATTACATAGAAGCGTCTTATGTAAGCGACTTATTTGATTTTGGGTCGGAAGATTGGACTATGGAATGTTGGGTTTATTTGCAGACCGACTCAGATAGTGCTGGTGGAATTATAGAAATATATAAAGATGACAATAATTATATAAGGTTGTTTAGAGCAAGTGGGGCAGACATTCAGCTAAGGGGAGTAAGCGGAGGCACAACCCAGTTTGATATTCAGTCTTCGTCTCAAAGCCTAGATACATGGATTCATGTTGCTGGCGTTCGTGACGGCTCAACAATAAGGTTGTTTGTAGACGGTACTCAAATAGGTACAGATACTTCGTTTTCAATTCCCGATTTATCGGATGCAAGGGTTGTTGTTGGCTTAGATTTGCCGGGGACAGATAGATATTTTACTGGCTACATAGACGATCTACGAATCACCAAAGGCGTAGCCAGATACACATCTAACTTTACACCGCCTGATGCGGCACTACCCAAGTTTTAATAGGAGACAAATATGTTATTTGTTGAAGTGGCTACTGGAACGCCAAAAACAAAAGTCCAGTTACAACAAGAAAACAAGCATATGTCTCTGCCTGAAGCGTGGACTGATGCAACGCTAGAAGCCTTGGGTGTGGTGCGGGTAACAAAGACTAATGCACCTGATGTTGGCGAATGGCAAGTGGCTGTCAAAGATGGCGTAGAGCAAGTCGATGGCGTATGGCAAGAAAAGTGGGTAACTCAGGAAATGTTTACCGAATACACTGAGACTGACGAGGACGGCGTAGAAACCACTGTAACCGTACAGGATCAGATAGACGCCAAGGTAGCCGCTGACAATGCCGCCCTAGAGGCCACAGAACGAGCTAAACGCGACGATCTGCTCAAGGAAACCGATCACTATGGTCTCTCCGATGTCACTATGTCAGACGACATGACGGCATACCGCCAGGCGCTTCGCGATGTTCCGCAGCAGGAAGGATTCCCTGGCACGATTACTTGGCCTACTAAACCCGAGTAATATGAATGGACCCGCTTTCCCTGGTCGCAATAGCCTCGAGCGCATTCAAGGGGCTCGAGGTTCTTGTCAGCAAGGGCGCGGAAATTGAACACGTCGCAAAAAAGCTCGGGCACTGGTACGGCCTGGTCGCGGACATAAGGGAAGCCGAAAAGGAAGCCGAAAATCCGCCGCTTTTCAAAAAGCTATTCGATGGCGAATCAGTAGAGCAACAAGCTCTCAACGCCATCATCGCCAAAAAGAAAACCGAAGAGATGGAGAAACAGGTCCGGGAGCTGATCATCTGGGCATACGGCGATGAAACCTACAAAGAAATGATGGCGATGCGGCGCGAGATACGCGCCAGGCGAGACGCTACAATTTACAAGCAACGGCGAAAGCAGCGCATGATGCTAGATATTGCAGCAGGCATCATCGGTGCTATGGTATCCGGGGGCGTCATTTGGGCGCTATTTTCAATAGTAAATGGAGCAAGGTGAAATGAAAGCAATCGCAGCACTTCTGGCGGTATTCGCATCTGCCGCATCCGCGCAAACCGTAATCAATTACGAGGATGGTTCAACCTATACGCTAAACGAGAATCAGCAAATATATATCAGCACTCCAAACAATACGCTGTTCACGCGCAAGCTGTACAAAAACAAAAACACCTATTTTCTAGCGCAAGAGCCCTGGTCAAAGCGTGACTATGTTCCGCAGGAAACCGACGATTTAGAAGTCGGATCGCATGAATGGTGCAAGGCATATATCCCCTGGAGTGAGGGTCTCACATTTGCCATGGTAAATTGGCAGCGCTATTGCGACACAAATGGCGACGGAGTTTATGACGAGCTGGATGATCGATGGGATGAGTGATCGAATCGGAGAGCTTCTGGTCGCGGCGGCATGGATGACGGTGGCCCCAATCTTTTTTCTGGTTGGGCTCACAATCGGCATTTTCGCCCTGCTATGATTTTTGGTTTGAGCTGGTACAATTAGCCAACTTTCTTGGGGGGTTTGGGAATGGTCGACGAATCGACAAAGCAGGTAATGGATGTCATTAGCGTCGGCACGATGCTCGGGTCTCTGGGCTCTATTCTGCCCCCCATGGCGGCTTTATTCACAATCATCTGGACCGGAATCAGGATTTACGAAACCGATACCGTCCAGGCGCTAGTGAAGAAAAAGGACGATCCACCAGAGGAAAGCTGATGTCCTGGCTGGGTAAGTTATTCGGGGGCGATGGCGCTGCCAGCTCAATCATTGATCAGACATTCGGGCTGATCGATAAATCGTTCTACACCAAACAAGAGCAAGGCGAGGCGCTGATGAAGGCCGAGGCCGACGCTCGCCAGATGACGATTCAATGGCTGGAATCGACCAGCGGCTCCAGACTCGCCCGGCGCGTGATCGCTTTCTCGATCACTGGCACCTGGCTCTTTATGTTTATGGCTGCGACTGCAAGCTCCCTGGTTTCGATCTGGGTCGGTGATATCGCAGCGGATAAGCTGCTGCAAAGCACTGAAATCCTGGACGGTCGAATCGAGACCATGACTCCGGCGGTAATGCTGATCCTGGGCTTTTACTTCGCGGCGCCCTATATGGGCGACCTGGCGAAAGGCGCGCTCCAAAAATTCGGGAACGCTCAGAAATGACAGCAGGCGTCGACTTCAAAGTATTAACGAAATGGCTCGAGCTTGATGAGGGCTGCAAGCTCAAGCCTTACTATTGCACCAGCGGGAAGCTCACCATAGGCGTCGGTCGAAACTTGGAAGATACCGGGATCACCAAAGCCGAGGCGCAATTCATGCTCGAGGGCGACATTGTGCGCCTCATGCGCGAGCTAGATGAGCTGTTTCCCGAGTGGCGCGATCTCAGCGAGACCAGGCAAATGGTCGTGCTGAATATGGCTTTCAATCTGGGGACGTTCGGCTTTCTCAACTTCAAGCGAACCATCGGGTACATACGCGATGAGAAATTCGCCGAGGCAGCGGACGAAATGTTGCGGTCTGAATGGGCCGAGCAAGTGGGGGCAAGGGCGAAAAGACTCTCGGACGCTATGAGGGAGGATAAACCGCCCGTTTAAAATCTGATCGGGTCAGCGAAACAGGCCCGGAAATCTAGGGCCGCCTATTATTTCACCGGGAAGCCGTGCAAATTCGGCCACCTGGCGCCTCGCTACACTTCGAACAAATGCTGCTCGACTTGCGACGCACTCAAGCGCACCGGCATGAACCCGGCGGCTCGCGAGGAGCTGCGCGCGTATTGGCGGGATTATGACCGCAAGCGCGGCTCCCGGAGCGATTACTGGCGCGAGCATTACCACAAAAATGCGTCCTATCTTTACGCTTCCCGATATGTGCGCCCCAAATACAAGGCAACGCACCGACGATCAAAAGAAAGGCGGCGGCTTTACATTGAGCGCGCCAATATCCTGCGCGACAATAATCTGGTCCAGGCGGATATCGAGGCCGTTTACAGCCAAGCGCGCGCGGTCACTGCTGAGACCGGGGTCGCGCACTCGGTCGATCATATTGTGCCGCTGCGCGGCGAGATGGTTTGCGGCCTTCACGTTCCCTGGAATATGCAAATTCTGACGGCTCGGGACAACTCGATAAAAGGCAATCGGTGGGATGATTAAGTTAAAAACGCAGCAGGGTGATCTATATGTTCGGGCTGGTGAGATTCTGATGCTGCTCCCCGAGCGCGGTCGTCCTGGCTGCTCAATGATTTATACGCAGCTCTTTCCCGATGGTTTGTCGATTGATATGACACCGGACGAAATACTCGAGGAACTGATGGGCGCGGAAGAATGGGAATTCGAGATAATCGAAGATGAGGAAGAGGAAGAAACTGCCGAGGAATAAAAAAGCCCGGCGGGACCAGCGCCGGGCATAGGACTTTTAGGAGTCTGACCGCTAAAGGGTAAGCGGTCAGTCAAAGACTACTCTTAATCTTCAAGGTTTTCAAACGTATTGTGCGCGCCTCTTTTGCAGCGACTACACGCTCCGGCTGCGCCTTGTAATGCCGCACCGGCCATTCGATTTGATACGGTCCCGCCTGCCCGAGCGTAGCGTCGCCCATCGCGGTCATCACTTTAAGCTCCAGCTCGGCAATTTCATCTTCGAGCTGGCGGCGGTGATCGCGCAGCAGCTCCAGATGATAAACGTCATTATCGAGCCCCTTTAACTCAACCGGGGTTTCGCTCTTTTCCGCTGGCGGGATCGCTGCGTCGTCGATGTTGACCGGCGCGAACCAATCTTCGGCAGCAACCCGGCGCCGAAAGTCGGCACAAATCTCGGTGATCTCGGCCTGGATGTCCGGGTCGGCAGGGATGACCGTGATCCGGCGCTCGATTCCTCGGTGCAGCGTGACAATGATCCCGGCGCTCGCCCCGGTCGCCATCATCTGCGCCTGGAGCTGGATCGGGCCGCGATATAGCGGAATATCATCGCTCGGCGGTGCGGTCGTGACCTTGCACTCGATGGGGATGCGTCCCTGGAGCGTGATCTGGTCGCCGCCTTTAACCTGGATGGTTGCGCCCGACTCAACCAGCAGCGGTTCGTCGATAACCGCGATGCCATCGCAGGAAACTTCAAAATCGTCGAGCTTGATCACCGGGGGCGACTGCTGGATTTGGGTGATCCCCAGCACTTCGCAGGCGTTCGAGATCAACACCGGCTCGAGCAGATTGCCAACGATTCCCGGCTCCCCGATATCGTAATCCGGCAGCGGACCCGCCTGCGCCTGGATAGATTTCCGCAGCTCATCGTTCGGCGTGGACCAGGGATGCGGAATCCCATGTCGCCAGCAATAAAGAACCGGGATGCGCGATCCCGACATTTTGGTGTCGTCTGATAATTTGCCGACCATGTGGCCCCCTGTTTAAAAATTTGACACTCGCCCATCATAGGCATTACGCTCGGCCTGTCAATTACTGAGGGGACCGACATGACCCTGGAAGAGATCATCGCAACATTCGGCGGAGTATCGCAGACCGCTCGAGCCCTGGGCGTCACCAGGCAAACCATTTATCACTGGCGACGGAAGGGCGACATTCCCGAGGCGCGGCGCATCCAGGCGGAGGTGATCATTGGCCGATCAGACTAATCGCTTCGGGCACCTGGTCGACAACTTTTTCCTGTTGTTTGTCGGCCTGCGCTTGGCGGAGATCATCACATGGTCATGGTGGTGGGTGACTGCGCCGCTATGGGGTTCGCTACTGATCGGCTTTCTGTTCGCATTCGGGCAGAGCTGGCACAAGCAAACGAAGCGACAGAAATGGATCAAGATGAAACAGCAAAAGGCGGAGCGGGATGGGCAGTCACAGCCGGAATAAGGGCGCCGCTGGCGAGCGCGAGCTGATCCTCGAGATCGAGCAATGGACCGGCATCCGCCTCGAGCGAAATCTCTCGCAGGCATTCGGCGGCGGTCACGATCTGATCGGGCTCGATCATTGGGCGATTGAATGCAAGCGATACCGCGAGATCACAAACGCGGACAAAAAGGAGTTCTGGGAACAAGCGGTAAAGCAAGCGCTGAAGGTGCGGAAGGTTCCGGCGGTTTGCTTCCGGGCTGACCGGCAGCCCTGGCGGGTGCTGGTTCCCTACCCGACCGATTTATATCGGCTCGAGGATTTTAGACGCTCGGCGGAAGTATCGCTCGAGCTTTTTTGTGGACTGATAACGGAGAAAATACTATGAAACTTTCCGAGATAACAAAGGGGGGCGCCATTCAACCGCCCAGGGTGTTGATTTATGGACCCGCAGGCGTCGGGAAAACGACTTTCGCAGCCAGCGCGAAAAATCCGATCTTTCTGCCCGTCGAGGATGGGCTCGGGCGGATAGAAGTCGACGCATTCCCCAGGCCGAAAAACTACGCCGAGGTGCGCGCAGCGCTCGACGAGCTGATCAACGAAAATCACGATTACCGGACCCTGGTGATCGACTCTCTGGATTGGCTCGAGCCGCTGATCTGGGCGCACACCTGCGAGCAGAACAAATGGCAGAGCATCGAGCAGCCTGGCTATGGTCGCGGATATGTCGAGGCGCTGCGCTACTGGCGGGAATTCCTGGATCGCGCCAACTATCTGCGCGACGCAAAGAAAATGGCCTGCGTGATGATCGGGCATTCAGCGATCAAGCGATTCGAGGCGCCCGACGCCGAGGCATTCGACCGCTATGTGATCAAGCTCCAGGCGAAAGCCTGCGACCTGGTATCGGAGCATTCGGACGCGATCCTATTCGCAAACCAGCGTTATTCGACGATCAAAACCGAGGATCGGGGTCGCACAAGGACGCGCGGCACCGGCCAAGGGGATCGCGTCATGTACACCGAAGAGCGCCCGGCATGGGTCGCGAAAAACCGCTACGGGCTGCCGTCCGAGATGGCGCTCGATTGGGCCGAGTTCGCGGGTGCGCTCAAGAAATGAGCGAGCAGGTATATCGCGCGTGGGCGGACAATCCACCTACCGAGGCAGAGCTGGGGGAAACCCTGGTTCTGCTATGGGATCATCATCCGCCGGTTTTTTGTATCGCGCGGATTGTTAAGACACGCGGCGAATTCACAATGGCCGCGTCGGTCGCTGACTTCAAGCGGCTGTTTCACCTGGGGCTCGATCCGATGAGCCCTGATTTTTGGACTTACTACCCGAAAGGGGGGAGCGTAAAAAATGGCATTTAATGCAAGCGATTGGGCAGGCGAAGGCAGTGGCAGCATCGAGCTGAAAGAGGGCTGGACCCCGGCGGTCATCGATGAGGTCGTCCAGAAAACCAGCGGAGCCGGGAATCAATACGTATCGGTTCGGTTCAGCTTGACCGAATACAACGGCAAAAAGCTCTGGGAAAATCTCAATGTCTGCCATCCGAAGGAAAACGTGCGAGAGATTGCTTACCGCATCCTGGCGAACATGATGAACGCCGTCGGGATCAATTCGATCCAGGACGAGAAAAACCCCGGCGAGCTGCAAATGCACGAGCTGCGGATTTTGGTGGGCCGCGACAGGGACGGTGATTGGGCCGTGAAGGCGTTTGAACCCAAGCAAGGGTCAGGGGTAGCCCCCGAGTTTAGAACGCCCCCAGCGGCCTCTCCGGCGCCCACAGCGGCATCTGATGAGGATATCCCCTTCTGATGAATGGCGACCCGTCTCGGGTCGCTGATGCTCTGGGGTTAAGGCGGGTCGGTTCCGAATATAAGGGGCCGTGCCCGATCTGCGGCGGAAAGGACCGATTTCACGTTAAATCGGGTCGATCCGCCGACTTCCTGGTTCACTGTCGTCACGGCTGCTCATACAGCGATCTCGCGAGAGAGCTGGAGAGCCGGGGGATAGTCGACCGCGACGATTACGTCGCCCCAACGCATCGGCGATCCGATCTCGAGCTGGCTGACCACATGATTCTGGTCATGCAAGGCGCCGCGCTACGCGGCGAGACAATAAGCCAGAGTGACCGCCAGGCGGTCGCGCTGTTGATAACAAAAGTGGACGAGGGGCGAATCGCGCGGCTGCGCGCGTTACGGGACAAATTAGGGGGTAGTAATGGAGTATCAAAAGGATGAGTTTTTCTGGGATCGAATGGCTGCGAGCAAGCTCGGGCAGTTCAATCCGAACGAACCGTGGGACATGAAGATAAAGCAGCCGGAATGGCTGCTCGATAAACTGATCCCAGCAAGATCGATTGGCATGGTCTACGGGCCGAGCAATAGCGGGAAGTCGCACATTATCTGCGATCTGATCTCGGTGCTGCTGCACGGCAAAAGCGAGTGGCTGGGCCGGGAGATTAAGCCCGGCCATGTGCTGATGTTCAGCGAGAGCCTGGGACATATCCAGGCGCGAATGAAGGCGTATATCAGCGCGGTCCCTGGCGAGCTGGAGTTTAAATTCTACTCGCTGCCGAATCTGTCGCTCGATATCCGCGATATTGATCTGCTTCAGGCGTGGATTGCATCGATGGAGCATCCGCCGACGACGCTTATATTCGACACGCTGGCGACGGCTTTCTCATTCGATGAGAATGACAACCGGGAGGCGTCGAAGCTGATCGCTGCGCTCGAGAGCAAGATACTCCCGCTGCTGCCGCCGATCTGCACCATCATCATTGTGCATCACACCAGCAAGGTGTCGGAAGGTAAATCCGCCAGGGGCGCGTCCGCACTGATCGGTAACATCGATTACTCGATCAATGTGATGTATGACAAAAAGCAAAACCTGACGATTGCGAGCTGGGAAAAGGATCGCTGGCGCCTGGTTGAAGAGCCGCCGGTCTGGGCTGGCACCATGCACCGCGTCCCGGTCGAATTCGAAAATGGCAGCGCTGATATTTCTATTCTGGATTGGAGGCCGCACGATACCGAGGCAGCCGAGCTGGCCGAGCGCCTGGCAGAAGAGATAAAGAACCAGAACATTCGCGAGGAAGTCTTTGATCTGATTGATAAAAACATCGGGGGATATGTTCACACTCACCGGACGCTGCGCGCGCCGTCGGAGCTGAACCCCATCGGATTCGATGCGAAGTTTAATAACAAGCGGCAGGAAATCTACGATTTCATTCGCGAGAAGTATGACACCGCTGACGTTATCAGCTCGCGCGGCAACATCACCGGATTCACCGTAATAGGCAAAAAACAATGATGATGACGACAACCCCCCCCTATATAAAAAGAGTCGTTGTCATCATCATTTTTCAAGGCACACTAAGCAGGGGCTTTATTGATCCCCTGCGCCCTTGGGGGGCGCTAGGGGAGTCAACAAATCCTAGTCCTGCAAGTAGTGCCTAGAACCCCAGCGCGATGGCACTCGACGTTAATACAATCGCCGTCGTCAAAGCGCTCGACGAAGCGGTCGGGCGGTCGGTGAGCTATACCGAAATCCGATTCATGTATTTGCATCACGGCGGAGAGCGGCGGCGCCTGGCTGAAAGATTGGAGGCAGTCGTCGCGCAGTACCCGAGCTGCGTCGCCTGGGATATGCGGATCGGCAGCGACCGCAGACTCGAGACCTGGGTGCGGGTCGATAAGGCCATCGGGCCGGTCTGAAAATACTGTATGAATTAACAGTGTACAAAAACTTTACGGGGGGAGGGGAGGAGAGTAGATTTAACACATGGCCGGGGTGGTCCTGGCCGAAAGGGAGAAATCAGCATGGAACAACGCAAAACAGTCGAATATGGGTACGGCGCAGAAAAGCACACTTATCGCAAGATTGGCACCATTCAGACCGGCGCGGAGCGCATTTGGCGCGAGTCGGGAGAGACGGCTTGCAATTACACCGAATATCACATGGCGGGTTATCAGGATTTAGACCTATACGCATGGGGCAATGAGGGTAGTTTCGTGCTGCTGACTTTTGCCGAGGTTTCAATTCTCGAATCCTACTATCAGAACCGCGTTTTTCACGCAACCAGCGATAGCCGCAGTACTTATGATATTGGCGAGAATGTAGAAATTTATACGTTTACTGCGGGGCATCACTCTCATCTAGGCACTAATGTATTCCGATTTGTTAAGTCGGCTTTTAATGGTCGTTTAAAGCTCGAGGGCTATCGCTTAGACGCTGAACAGGTTGGCAACTATGATAATGGCGAGCCTTTCTTTCGGTATCGACTCGTTGAGCTTGCCGCTGCTACGGAGGCCGCGTAATGAGTTACCGCGCATTTGTAATTAGAGACGAGGTGCAGTATGAAAAATGACGTTTTTGAAAAAGCCGTAATTATTGATTCCAAAAAGGCAGCGCAGGAGGAGTGGCAACAAATGCCCGAGTTTGTGCAGGAAAAGCAGGAGCCATACTCGCAGATCATTTTCCGTTTTGAAACTGAGCAGGATTTGATCGAGTTTTCAGAGCTGATCGGTCAAAAGCTAACCAGCAAAACCAAATCGTCATGGCATCCTTTTCGTCCGCACCGCGACCCGAGCAGGAAGGTGTACCGATGAATCCTCGATATCCGGTTTTTATTGTGTCTAAAGGGCGATGGGCAAATATGCTCACCGCTCGAGCGCTGGACGAAATGAGCGTACCGTATAGCCTTATCGTCGAGGAGTCAGAGCGAGAGCTTTACGCATCGCGATACTCATGCCCGATTCATGTTTTACCGCAGACATATCTGGATAGCTATGAAACTTGCGATGACCTTGGTGATAGTAAATCTCGCGGCCCGGGCGCGGCGCGAAATTATGCGTGGGATTTAGCGGCGGCTGAGGGAGTAAAGCGGCATTGGGTCATGGATGACAACCTCGACGCTTTCCATTACTTAAACAGAAATCGGAAGTGGGAGGTTCGATCCGGTAAAACGCTTGCAGCAGCCGAGGATTTCACTGATCGATATAGTAACGTGCCGATCTCAGGTTTGAATTATTACTCTTTTTGTAAGCGCACCGATGCGGTCCCCCCCTTTGTGGCGAATACTAGGATTTACTCTTGCTTGCTAATTGAGAATGCGGCGCCTTATCGATGGCGCGGACGATACAACGAGGATACCGACCTTTCGCTGCGCGTTTTAAAAGATGGGTTGTGCACGATTCAGTTCAATGCGTTTTTGTGTGGAAAGGTCACGACTCAGAGAATGAAGGGTGGTAACACGAAAGAATTCTATTCTGGGGAGGGGACGCTGCCCAAGTCGCAAATGATTGCTGATTTGCATCCCGATGTCGCGAAAGTGGTGTGGCGTTTTAACCGCTGGCATCATCATGTCGATTACAAACCATTCAAGAAAAACGCACTTATTCGGATTGTCGATGTGCCGGAGGGTGTAAACGACTACGGAATCTTTGAAGCTGAATACGATCAATAAATAAAGGGAGAGAGCAAAATGATAAGCATCGGAGAGCATTGGATCGCCTTGGCGGTCGTCGCCCTGGTCGCTGCGTTTGGTTTCGCTGGCGACGGTGACCTGGCGGAAGCCGAGCGGCAGCAGGCGGAATACTGCGCTAACGTCGAGGCCGATACCTGGCCCGACTATCGCGGGATATATGCGGAGGTATGCAAGTGAAATTGTGCAAAGAGTGTGGCCGCGTTGACGGCCACCATCCACACTGTCCAGAATATGATGATCGGGATTTCGTCGACGACGAGCCCGATTGTTTTGATGAGTATCGCGAACAACGAGAGAGGGATCAGGATGTATGTCAGCGGAGAGATTGAAAAGGTTTTGGCATTTATGGATAGCGAGGATTGCGATATTGCAATCAGAGCAGCGCATACGATGGCGCAAAGATTCCGCGAGGATATGGCGATCACTCAAGACCTGGCGGTCGTTAAACTCTCAGAATGCAGAGAGCCGCCGCTGGAGATTGTCACGTTCGCGGGAGGATTGAGCGATGACTGATCTAGTCAACTCGCCCGAGCATTACAAGACCGGCGACATCGAGTGCATTGCAGCCATCGAGGCAGCGATGACCCCCGAGGAGTTCGCCGGGTATCTACGCGGTAACATCATCAAATATATATGGCGTTACGATAAGAAACATCGCAACGACCTGGCGCTCGCGCAGCGCGATCTCGAAAAAGCGCAATGGTATCTTCACCGGCTGCTGCACTTCCGAATAAAAAAATGGGGGGTGGGGGGTGCCGACATCGGCTGATATCATTAGCACCCCCCCCTACCTGGTAACGCGCAATGATTAAAGCAAGTTCCGACCTAAGCAAGCTCCAGCGCAACATCCCGAAGATTCGGAAAAAGCTAATGTATGCGGAGAGCGAAGCGCTAAACCAGACCGCGAATATCGCAGCGAAAGCGCAACGCGCGCAGGCCGACAAGATATTCGACAGGCCGACGCCGTTTCTGCTGAATGGGATATTCAATCCGAAAGGGAGGTTGGGGTTCGTCGGGATATTCTCGAGATTTAACACGCTGCGCGCCGAGCTGATACCGGGCGCGCCTCGAGGCCAGTTCCGCGCTGGCGGAGAAAGGATCAACAAGGTCATCGCGCTGCAAGCGCTCGGCGGAACCAGAACGCCACCTAAGCGAGCGCTGCCCGTACCAACTGCTAAAGCGCGTCGCAACAAATACGGCAACCTCTCGCGGACCTATATCAAAACACTGCTGGCGAAAGACAACCACGTTCAGCTCGGATTGCGCGAGGGAGTTCAGCCCGGCATCTATCGTCGCGAAAGTAATGGGCGCC